GCAATCTCAAAGTACATTGGCAACAAATCTTAGAAATGCATTAAATGCTTTACAAGTAGGAGATACTATTACTGTTTCTACATTCAATCCAGATAAAGTATTTACTATTTCAGGTGGTATATCGACATCTCTTGATACAAATACAGATTATAGATTTTGGTTATTTGATGTTGATGCTCAAGGTTTAACTAATAGTACATACTTTTATGAATTTACTATACCAGGATAATTAATATGGCAATCAAAAGACCTAGATTAAAACTGAATAGAGGACAAACTTACACGTTTGATGTGAGTGATTCAGCTTTAGCAACACATCCTTTTAAATTCACTGCTGATAGTGGATCTACTGAATATACAACTGGTGTTACACTCACAGGTACTCAAGGACAGCCTGGTGCATTAATTACTTTAGCTGTTAGTGACTCTGCTCCTTCAAATCTAAATTATTATTGTGGTACTCATGGAATGAGAATGGGTAATCATATTGTAATTATAACTCCTGCGCAAAGCGGTGGTGGCGGCGGTAGCGGTGGTGGCGGAAGCGCTGGCGGAACCGTAACTTTACTTCATACACTAAATAATCCTGACCCAGATGCAAACTCAGTGTCCGGCCAAGGTACCGATAAATTTGGTTATTCAGTTGCAACAGATGGAAACTATGCTATAGTTGGTGCTTATAATGAAGGCTCAGGTGTAGATGCTGAATCAGGTAAAGCATACATTTATAACGTATCCGATGGATCACTAGCTCATACATTAAATAACCCAACTGCATATAGTTCAGCTGGCGGAGACCGATTTGGTTGGTCAGTTGATATAGATAGTGACTATGCAATTGTAGGTGCATATCAAGAAGATGATCCAAATGGAACTACTTCAGGTAAAGCTTATATTTTTAATGCATCAAGTGGATCTCTTGTTTATACATTAAATAACCCTGCGGCAGGAGCGGCCGCTCCACATGGTAGTTCAGATGATCATTTTGGTTACTCAGTAGCGATAGGCGGTACACATGCTATTTGTGGAGCTCCACAAGAATATAATGCACCTTCTTCTTTAAGAGCAGAAGGTAAAGCTTATATTTTCAGCTTATCTAATGGTTCTCTGGCTTATACACTAAATAATCCAAACGCATATGGCACTACTGATTATGATAGATTTGGTGATAAAGTAGGAATATCAAACACATATGCAATTGTAGGCGCACCTAATGAAGATGATGCAAGTGGTAGTGGTTCAGGTAAAGCATACATTTTTACATTATCTAATGGTAACCTAGTTTATACTTTAAACAATCCAACTCCAGATGCTGGTGATTATTTTGGTATTTCTGTTGATGTTAATGAAACTCATGCTGTTGTATCAGCATACGGAGATGATGATGGTCCTGGTGGCGGAACAGTATACATTTTTGATTTATCTAATGGTAATTTACTTCATACATTAAGCAATCCTAATCCAGATGGATCAAGCAGTGGCGATCAATTTGGCCATGAAGTAGGAATATCAGATACATTTGTTGCAGTAGGTGCACCTGGAGAAAGTGATTCAAGTCACGGGGATTCAGGTAAAGTATACATTTTTAGAATATCTGATGGAGTATTAGTTCAAACATTAGACAATCCTAATCCTACTAGTTCATATAATCCATTTGGTGAAAAATTAGATATTTCTAATACACACATAGTTGAAGGTTCACAGTATGATAGCGATGGTACAGTACGTATCTTTAGCGTTCCTACAACAGTTAATTGGTCGGGTGGTGTTATTTTATCTCAATTGCCTGCAAATTCTGGTGGATTAAGTACTGATTTTGCAGATGATGGTAGAATAGCAACTAATGGAACATATACGGTTGTTGGCGATCCACGAATGAATATAGGAAACATAAATCAACCAGGTTGGGCATGGATTTATAGAAATTCAGACGGTAAAGAGATGGCATCTTTCAATAGTATTTTAGATGGTCATGCTCCTAATGATTCTCAATTATATTCTAGAAACGGTAATGGCGCATATGCGTCTAGTAAATATCATAAAATGTATTTTGGTCAGCGTGTTGCTATTAATGATACATATGCTTTTGTTACAGCACCCATATCATATTCATCAGGTGAAAGTAACTGGGGTAACGGACAAGATGGTAGCGGATTCTACGGTAATGGAAATAATGCTTATGTAAGTGTAATTAGACTAAGTGATATGACCCATGTTAGAACAATAAAAATGATGTCTACAATGTATGCTTCTGGACCGTCGTATGTTGCAGGA